CTCTCCAGCTACTGTGCCAAAATCGACACCAGTTGGTTCTAATTGTCCTTCGCCTGGAACATAATATAAATATGGATTTTTATGCCAGTAACCTAGCTTTATAGTTTTATGTTCTTCTGGAAGATTATAATAATGCGAAAATTCTTCTAAGGAAGGTGTTCTGCTTTTCTTATCTTTTGGTATAAAATGATAAGTTGATTGAGCTCTATATGTACCAGCGAAACTTCCAAGCATAGATTAATTATATACTATGATTTAGAATTGGGTAATTTCAAAAGGAACAGTAGGTCCAGTTCCTGAGCTTAAAACTATGGTAATGCTGTAACCTTTATTTGTGTGCATTGGTGGAGCAAAAAACATTGGTTCAGCTTGAACACCACTAAAGTTATCTCTTGTTACAACTTTATTACCAGATGCAACAATCGTACAATTGTTTACATTAATGTTGATGTTAGCTCCAGAAACCATAGGAGTTAAGTCTATCAATGCTGAGTAAATACCAGCTACAGCAGTTGAAAAAACTGTTGTTGTTCCACTTATTGCTTGAGCTCCTGTTGCTACTACTGTTTGTGCCATTACTTATCTCCTAAATCATTATCCCATATTGCTTTGAGTTCTTCAACTGTAGAAGCTGAATCAATCTCTGGCTTAGATGGGAAATCTCTTAATTTATTTTTAGTTGCTACTATTGCAGAAGTATCTTCTCCTGCTTCTTGTGCTCTGATATATTGAATATCTAATTCTTCAAGTTTTGGTTTTCTTGCATTTCTTATTTTATCTCTCCAGACATCTCGGGCTTTTTCCATATCTATTGTTGGATTCATGTCTGCATCACAAGACCAAGCATTTCTAAATACATTATCAAGGGAATCAAGGTCTGTTCTGTCAATAATCTTTGCACCCTCTGGACAATCTTTTTCTGCTATTTGCTCTACAGTCAGACCAGAATTTAATGCTGGTACACATACTGCCATGATTCCGTTTTCTTGATTATAAATAATAACTTTACTCATACTTAACTCGGTTTAGGATATGTAGATTTTACCTCAGCAATGTGGTCTTTCCAAGTAGTTGTACCATCAACACTATCGTGATACTGCATATCAAGTTGGTCTTCAAGTGGTTTATATGCTTTTGCTCTATCTCTTTGATATTGCTTTGCATCATAATCTGCTTGAAGCTCTGCTTGTTTTGCAGTTATCTGGTCATTGGTAATATTGTTTGGATTACCATCATGCCATGTAATACCATCTAAACTTTCGCCATTAACACTTACTTGTGCATTTGGGTCTAAAGCTAAGATTGATGATATTATATCTGCCATAATTATCTCCTTTTTTAAATATACCTCTTATGATGTGCTAAAACAAGCTACTGATACATTTGCTGCATCAACAGAACTATTTGCATTATCTCTATTTGATAATCTTACACTATCAACTTTTTTGTTCGTAGCTGGGTTTGAATCACCTTTCATACATAATGCAGAAATATTATCACTATCTCTCATTGACATTCCAACACAACAATAATCATCATTTGGCAAAGCAGATGTATAAACAACTGTGTAATCTCCAGTTCCATTATCTGTAATAGATGAAACATTAAAATCATCTTCAATAGTTGGTGTTCCTGTGCCAATAAAAGAAACCCAAGCTAGTGGAATATTATCATTAATAGCTGTTTCAGTTTTTGCTTTTGTTATAATTCCATCACTTATTTGTTGTGCTGATGTTATTTCTCTACCACCCTGTATTGCCATTACCCTGCTATCTCCATTAATGTTAAAGTTGTTGCACCTGTAAAACCTGTATTTAAACCTCTACGATTAATATACATTGTTGCATTAGCTGTAACTACTTTTAATTTATAAGTCAATTCAGATGTGCTAGATGGGCTATCTATATATGTTCCAGTCATAGACATCATTGCATTATTATTAGTAGAGCCACCTGTATTGATAAGAGCAGATGTGATTCCAGCACTTGGCAATCTAGTAGAATCTCTCTCTACAAAAAATGAAGCATCACCATCTGAAGCATTTGTAAAAGGTATAACAGCTTGAACATAAATTTTACTTGAAGTTGAGATTGGAGTTATTGAAGCAGTTAACAAGTCTGCTGCTGTTGCACTACTGTGAGTTGACTGTGTGGTATTTACTGCATTTATAACTTGTAATATTTTGCCAGGAGTTGCTAACTTAGAACTTACAATACCTGCACTATCAGCTATTTTAGCATTAGTTACTGTTCCATCTTCTATTCTACTTATTCTTCCTGCTACTGGCATTATCCTGCTATCTCCATTGCTGTTATAGTTGATACTGTTCTACCATCTTCATCATTTGTGCTTGTGTGGTCACGACCACTTCTATTTAAATATGATGTTGCACTACCATTACTTGCCCAAACCCATTTGTAAGTTGTTGCACTTGTAGTGTTAGGTGAATCTTGATATTGTCCAGAAGCACAATCAAGTTTCCAAGGATGACTAGCATAGCTACCACCTTGTCCTTGCGACATTCTAATTCTAGTGCTTGAAGCATCACCTAACAGTATGTCAGTTGTTCCTCTTTGTAATTTCATATAGGTTACATTATCAGAACTACTACCAATCATCATATTCCAAAGAATTAATATTTTACTACTTGTTGCTGATGGTGTTATTGTTACTGAAAATCCAGTTACATCTACAAAAGCTGTTTCTGCTGGAGAAGATGTTGAAAATGTATCTGTTTTAGTTGTTTGCACTATTTGTAAAACTTTACCAGCAGTTATAGTTTCTGAAGCACCTAAGTCAATTGATGTGCCATTAACTGTTAGACTTGAATTAGCTAATTTTGCATTTGCAATACTTCCTGCTAGTTGTGCATTTGTAATTGATATATCGCTACCTAACTTGTTGTTAGTTACAGCATTGTCTGCAATTAATTCTGATGTTATTATTCCTGTTGCACCTGCTACTGCCATTACTCTGAGTTCTCCCTATCATAAATATCATTTACGGCATCATCTAAAATTTTGTTTTTTTCTTCATCAGTTAATTCAACCTTTTCACCATTAACAATTTTAAAAGTTGATTGGTCGTTTACTAATGATTCTCTAATCTCTTCTTTTGTTCTAGGCATTTCTTTTCTTCCCATATACTTGAATTTGACCACTTACCCAATATCTAGTGTCAGTCCAACCTAATTGAATTCCATCAACTGCTGTGGCTAGAGTATCAATTGTGCAATAAGCATTAGATATATCGTAAAAACCATCATGTGTTTTACCTGCCCAAAAACCTTGTATAGTTGCTTGTGGATTAAACGGTTTAACATCCAATTTAAAATGCATTGTTGATGATGTTGAACTTGTTACTGCTGGAATATAATTTGCTACTCTCATTTGACCAGTTGATAATGTAAATCCATCTGTATTTAAAGACATGGTGCTACCTAATCTACCAGCAATTCTAGCATTGTAAGTTGTTGTGCTACCAAATAAAGTTGAGCCACCACCTCTGTAATTAATATTTAAATTAAAACTACCATCATTTAATACTGTGTTGTTTAGATTTATTGTGTATTCAGAAAACTCATCATTACGAAAAATACCATCGTATGTGACTGTAGATGTGCCAGATGAAACAATTGTTTCTTGTAGTAGTTCTAATGCTCCTAAGTTGTTATTTACTAATCCTTGTAATGCCATCTTACACCTTCAAGATGAAGGGGTCTGAACTTGGGAAAGTTATAGTAACTGTTCCACCATCTGGAGTTAGTGGAAACCCTGTGCCTTCACTCTGGATAAATAATAGTGGACTTGTTGATGAATCTGCTGTTGATACAAACAATACAACACCATTAATTACTGAGTTAACTGCTACTGTTGCAATGTTTAAATTATCTGCATCTAATCTACCAGATGATACTGCAACATTTGTTAAAGAGCTGGTTGCAATTCTAGATGCTACTGGAATGTCACTTAAAAAATCATGTGCTGCTGAAAATGTATATAATGTTGTATTCACAAGTGTTACACCAATTGTTTGTGTAGCCAAGTTAACACTACCACTTGCCAAAAATTGTCTTGCTGTATCGTAAATATGTGCCATAGCTAAATTCTACCTCAAATAGTTTCTAAAACAACCTTTCCTTCATATAATTGTCTAAAATATGGTTCTACAAACTTAACAAAAGGTTCTCTTTTGCCTACTATCCTAACATTATAAAAACTATTTGGAAAACTATCATCTTCTATATATCTTAAATCTGTTCCTGTAGACCAATAAGAATTTATCAATGAAACATCACTTGAGTTTACAAACTTCATGGGTATTTCTATTTTTCTATAAGTTGATGCTGGTGATATATATGTAAAGAGTTTGCCACCCTTTGTTCTAATATCTGCTCTATTTTGTTCTTCACCACTTTTATATCCATATCCCGAGTTATCGGACAATACAATGTAGCTTGAGTTTGGCACACCAAGAAGGATATTGCCCATTATCTTGCACCTCTAAATTCTAGAGTTGTTGTTGCTCCAGATTGTCCTGCAATGTTAAGTGCTGGTAATATTTTTTCTTGTACTAGGTCTACAAAAAATTCCATAGGTTTATCCATAAGTGCTTGGTCTATGTTAGCTCCAGGTAAGATTGACAAGTTCTCTATCATCATTGTGCCTGTGTTTGCATTTTGCATATCTACAGGGACTTTGCCACCTTGCATTGGTATTACAGCTTCTTGTCTAGAAGGATTGTCACCTATCATTGCAAACGTAGGTCTTTTTACTACACCACCATTTGCAAAGGATGGCACTTCTTCTAATCCACCTTGGACTACACCACCTTTTGCCATTTTTACAAAACTAGCCATTTGACTACCAATTTTTCTTACTTTAGTTATGTCTGTGGTTGGAAAACCCATACCTGCTATTGCTCTTACTATAAGCATTTGAATTGCTAATTTAATTAATGTTGCAATCATTTGTCTAGCAAAATCAACTAGAATTTTTTTAGTAGCTTTTTTAAATCCTTTACCTGCAAGTATTGCTCCTGCATAAGCTTGAGAAGCATTATCTAAAAATGCTGAAAAAGCTTGTTTAGTTCCAAGAATTATTCCTTGTCTTAGACTATCAAAATCAAACAAAAATTTATTAACAAACTCTTTCGATTTTTGTAAGTTGTCTTGTTGGACAGTTAACAAGTCAGCTTGTTGTTGAATGAAAAATCCAACCAATTCTTCATTAGTTGCTTTAAATTGTTCAAGCTCTTCTCTATTAGATTCATTTATATTTTTTAGAACCAGTTTGCCATTCTCTTCCATTATGGCAAATTCTGATTGAAACTTTTCTTGGAAAGCTGAAATTTCAGAAAGTGACCTGTCTAAACCAAAAGGTCCACCTTTTTTAAATGCTTCTACAGCTTGTGCATTTTTAGCAAATTCTTGTAATTTTTTTTCTGCTTCATCTAATCCTTTTATCAAAGCAGGTAGAGGAATATCAAAATTTTCTCCAATAGGTTTTAATTCTTGAATTGCTTCTTGAGCTTGTATTTTGATTTGTTCTGGGTCTAAATCTGCAAATCTTGCTTCTAAAAGAGCTTCTTTTTTGAGTTGAGCTTGTAACAACTCTAGTGACTTTGTATACTCACTAAACGCTACATCTGCTTCTTTAGCTTCTTCTTTTAATTGTGCAGTTGATTCTTTTGCACGTTGAGCAGCATTATCAACTCCTGTTAAAGCTTTTACAAATCTGTCAGACATACCTTGGAAATCAAATGTTACTAAATCTACAAATGTGCCAATTAAGAGGTCTATAGGTTTTATAACAAACATTATTGCCGCACCTAAAAGCTCAAGTGCTTTAGCGGCAGCATAAGCAAATGATGTTATAAATCCTTTAACACTTTCTAGATTAGCAAAAGCCATTGTAAATGCAGTTATCTCAGTTTTTATCATGTTAAACATTTGTGCTAATGTAACACTTGTTTTTGCAAACTGAGCATTTGTTTTTTCTGTAGAATCTAATAATGCTTCTAAAATTAATTTTGGTTTTAAGAATCCTTCAGATGCAAGTTTCTTAAGTTCTGTTTTTGCAAAACCTGTTTTGTCAGCAAGTATGTCTAGCAATGGTGGTAATGTTTCAGATATTGCTCTAAACTCATCACCTTGTAATCTACCAGACTGAAAACCTTGAGATAGCTGTAGCAAGATAGACCTTGCTTCGTGCATTTGAACACCTTGTATAGCCATCAACTTATTTAAGTTTTGTGTAGCTAATGCAACTTGGTCTTGAGATGCTCCCATCCTATTAGCAGCAAATGTTAACCTTTGGAACATGGTGATAGTTCCATCTAAGTCACCTCTTGTATTTCTTGCAACTTCAGACAGAGCTTCCATTTTACCTTCAAGGTCTACAACACTTGTTGAAACAACTCTTAATTTGTTTGTTAAAGATTGTGCTAAGTTAATCATCTGAACAACTTCAGATGTTACTTTTGCTCCAATCAATGCTCCAAATGCTGGAGCTAGTGACCTAGACATTCCTCTAAGGTCTCCGAACCCTTTTACAAGTGTACTTATACGACCGCCGAAGTTGCCAAATATTTTTTCTGTTTTTGCTGTTTGGTCTCTAAGACCTGAGAACTTTGTGCCAAAGGCATCTATAGTGCTACCAGCTCTTCTCGAACCTTGACCTATATTGTCAAAGAATTTAGTAGAGTCTTGACCACCTCTGGTTTTTAAAACTAACTCTAAAACTTGTGTTAACTTATTTGCCACGACTTCTTGCTTCCTGCCTCTCTCTCTTGGAAATTATACCATAGAGTCTGTTAATTTCATCACCAGTAAGCATCATTACATCATACTTAGTCCAACCATACCTAGTAGCAAAAAAGTCTAATATTTTAAGATAATCTACTTGATGTCTGGAGAGTTTACCACCAGGAAATAGGTGACTACCTCATTAAGAACATCCATTTCACTAGGTGATATATCTTTTATCCAATTTTCATCTAAGTCTGGATTTAGGTCTTTATCTGAGA